CCTTTTCTTAATCCAAGTAGACAGTTTTGATGCAGATGTCCAGAAGTGGGGGGTTCTTCTTCTGCTGCTCCATGTAATCCTCAGCATCCTCCTTATACTCGAAGATAGCCATGAGGCAGATCTCGGGGATTTCATTGTGCAGGATGTTGTGTCCCACGACGTAGACGGTCATTAGATTACCTTCCCTTCTTATGTTCTTCTTCGCATCTCGGGCAAACAGCGATAGAAGTGTCAATGTGGGCAATCGAACTGCAATGAGAGCCACAGTAAGAGCAGATAAACATGAGGCAAGTCTTGCATTCCTGCCATGTCCATCTGCCAGCTGAAACCTTGATGATCTCACAGTTCATCTTCCCCTCAACTCATGAAAGATGACCGCACCGATAATTGAGAGAATAGTGAGGTAGAAGAGGACGTTAGAGTTCACTTGATCTCTCCTTGTTCCTTGAGGATCACATTGACGATCATGTTCACGGCCTTAGCAGATCCAATCTGCTGAGTCCTCCAGCAGCGGAGGATCGTGTTGATGAACGAGAGCATTACTGAATACTTGTCCATTAGGTTCCTTTCTGGAGTTAATTCTCCAATCCTATCCAGAGTTTTCTAGGCTCTGGATAAGATTCGAGATTAACCTAGCTCCAAGTGAAGCGGACGACCTTCTTGTCGCGGGCCACTGCGATGCAGACCCTCTCCAGCGGGCCGAACTTATCAGTCACGCCGTCCCGAAACCAGACGGCCTTGTAACCGGCACGGATGAGAGCGGGCTCGATGAGATACTTCTCATCCCTGAGATAGTTCTTGATGTCCGGCTTGGCTTCGAGCTTGACGAGGCTTTCCAGAGAAATACTGGTGAACATGTGAGGCATGATTAGTTTCCTTTCCTTTCCTAGATTTACTTATTTCAGGTCTGAAGCGAGGATCAGCCCGTATTCCATGTTCGGGCCCGTGATGGTGATCTCATAGTAGCGGTAGGGGAAGTTGTGGGAGTGGAGCTGATTGGAGAACTCCTTAGCATCCCCATACGAGTCGAAGTAGTAGGTCTTGAGCTTGTCGAAGGTGTTATCTCCCACCGTGTAGGAGACTCTGTAGCGGGATTGATTGTTGCGAGGCAGGCCGATTGGAAAGATCATTAGGTTATCCCTTGATAGGTTCACAGACGACGTAGACGGACGGGTTCTTGCGGCTCTCCCAGATCTCACAGCCCATCTTGTCACAAGCCTTGAGTCTGAACTTCTCGGAGTTAGAAGCCTGATTAAGAACCATCTTCATGATCTCGTGGGAGGTGTACTGCACGGTGGAGAAGACTTTCCCGTTTTTGTAATACTTTGCGCGATACATTCTGAACTCCTTTCTCTATCCCTTACTGAAGTTCTATCCCCTATCCCTATCCCATAAAAAAAGCTTGGCCAGAACTGGCCTGGCGGAGGGGGGAGGGCAGAGCAGGGGAGGGGAGGGCAGTGCTAGTCAGCGTCGATACTTGGCGCGTGCCTCAGCACGGGTGAGCGTTACGTCCATATGCATCAGGCGCCCGATAGCCTCAGGCATACGCTCAGGCGCGGCGTGATGCACGGGGCAAGGGATCAAGGCGTCCACGATAGCAGCGGTGACGGCAGCGTCGCGTGCGTCCATGGCGGCAGCTAATGAGGGATAGTCACCGATACAGCGGAAGCCTAGCATCAGACGATGGGTTGGCCCGCGAGAGTCGATTGTGTAGGTAGGCATAGGTTCCTCCTAGATGAGAGTGTGAGAGTATCGACCGCACAAGACTACGGCCGTCCGATACTCTGGACGGCCGTAGCGTTCTGCGTGCGAGAGCCTAGTTCATCGTCAGCGGACGGCGGCGGAGGCTGGGCATGTAGGCTTCCACCAAGTCCAGCCCGATATAGGCACGGGCATCGTTGGCCGTCTTCTCATCCATCGCCTTGAGGATCAGGGAGCGGTCTGCGTCGAACTTCTCACGTTCGGGAGTCACGATGAGGAGTCGCGGCTGGCGCCCCTCGACGGCCCGTGCGCCCATGGAACGCAGAGCCTTAAACAGGTCTTCCTCCTCATACGGGTATGAGGTGTTGTCCTCTTCCTGAAGGCGCATCCACTCGTTGGCGAGGGCCTCATGGATGCGGCCGAGGGTGATGCAGTCCGCACGATGCTTGGGCACCTTGCGGAAGGAGTCCAGCGCGTCCACGTAGATGAGCAGCCGTCCGGAGAGATACTCGTTGGTCACGTGGTTGAAGGTGACACGACCGTTGGCAAGGTCTCGGAGGAACTGGGTTGTTCCTTCGTGGATGCCGATTCTGACGCTTGCGTCGTAGATGATTTCAGACATTCTAGGTTCCTCATTACTCTAGTGGCCGGTGATAGAACGATACGCTCGCGAACGGCCTGATTCGCTTGCGTATTCTGGAGCATCTTAGATGCTCGCAGTTCATTGGCTCGCTGCTCGATAGTGCGTAGCGGGCCGGTATCGTGGACGGTCTGGACGCTATGGCGCGGGTCGAACAGTTCCGCGTCAAAGGGGCGTTCAGCAGCTTGCTGGACGGGCCTGAAAGCATTGCAGTCAGCCTTGAGGGCGAGCCGCTCAGCAGCTTGTCTGGCGCGCTGGCGAGCCTTATGGAACGCCTTGTGTGCTTGGCTTCGGTAAGCCTTGCCACGTCCGCCAGCATGAGCGGCGTTCTGACCCTTGTCCGGGTGTCGTGGTGGTGTCATTTGGGCAAACCTCCGGCGCAGAGGATGTGGGCCGAGAATCAAACCCGGACGGTCCCGCCGTCCAACCAACCGCCGCGCCGAGCCGCGAGCATAGCACGGGGGCCTAGGGTTTGTCTGCCAAACAACCGCCTGGCGTATCTTGAGACTGGTTCTGAGAATCAGTCTTATAGTTGACAAGACCGCGCCAACTATGCTAGGCCAAGGATCGGCCGGCATTCCCTCGAGCGCGGGTGCCTATCATACGCCAGGCCATTACGTCAAGTTACGTAATGATAATGAGACTGAGTCTCAGTATCACCTATCTTGATAATGAGACCCAGTCTCAAGATGCCCAGGGCTACCAATCCTGGGCGGTTCCATTTTCCGGGGATAAATGGTATACCATTTATATCGTGCTCTCTCTATAAATTCTAAAATAGAGTCTCATCCTTGACTCACCTTAGCCTTTATATCATTACGCAGTATGACTATATTTATCCTAGTTCTACACTCAGGACACTGATACTCTCTAGACTGACTCTTCCTCAACAACGAAACATACATCCTCGCGGAACTGGCCATCTCGACTTCTGCTCCTTCCTGATCCTTACAGACCTCGCAGAATGCGCGGACGGTGATTCCTGCCTTGCCACTGGAGAAGTACTGGCGGCTGACTCCTTTTCTATTCATGATTGCTTATCCTTTTTTGGTTCCATCATCTTTAGTCTCAGGTACATACACGCGAGGATTAACGCGGTTCCAATATGCCCAGCGGCAACTGACATCGCAGAAGCGTTTCGTGGTAGACTTAGTGGAGAAATTATTTCCACAGGCCGGGCACTGATGGAGGAGTTCTGGACGGTGGATTTTGGGGGTTGCCATCGGCTGATCCTTTTGGGGGGAAATGCTATTGGGTTTGTATCATGTGTGGGGCATTCGCCCTTGTTTCGCTTGCCTGCCACATACGGGGCGCACAAGCACGGGGCGAGGACACCCCCGAATCTCCATTGCAACGCTATCACAGGGCACGCGGACGGGGCAAGGGGCACTCACCTATTACCCCCGTTCCGCGTCGTTTCTAGGGGCTCCTACGCGGTCTAGGGCGGACCCCCTAGCCCATCCTTTCGCCTTGTGTTCCACTTGACACGCACCCCAACCCATGGTAGCCTACCCCTGCAAGGCGAAGCCGAGCACCGTTGCCAACGCTCCCCGGATATAAAATGCACATCATTAACGACGCCGATGATATAGAAGAACTACCCCTCCCCTCTCTAGGGTCTGAGGGCAATATCGTCATGCCAAAGAAACTTGGCAGACCTAAGGATAAGCCTAACATTCCTCAACTTGAGAAAGAGATCATAGCAGTCCAAGCTAATTTAGGAGTTAATCAGCAGTTCTTAGCAAAGGTAGCAAACACGAGCCAAGCGGAAGTATCCGCACTCTCCAGAGGATACACCCAGACAAATGTAGACACGAGAGAAGTTAATGAGGGAGTCAAGCTAGCAGGACTCACCGCTAAACATAAGATCATAAGTATCGCCGAAACTAAAATCCTCTCAGCCCTTGGGCTCTTCGATCCTAAGGCACTCGAACAGAAAGATCTCCCCGGCGCGGCTGCTAAGCTAGCCACGGTTGCTGAGAAATTCTCTGGATCCACGCAAGTCAATCAGAACAACATTCAGTTTAATATTTACAGACCTAGGCCTAAATCCGAAGAGGATTTCGGGGAAGCTATCGTCTTGGATGAGGCCAGTTCTTGATGATTCCTGGCCGAAGGCCGCGGAAGTAAATTCTCGTGGAATTAAGATAAAGCTACGGAAAAGAAAAGGATCAAATCATGTCCCAAGCAACAGTTACATCACGAGTTGGCCCTGGATTCCTGAACACTGCAAAGGTCTATGCCAATGTAGTAAAGGTAGCCTTTGACTTTCCAGCTGGTCTCCTTAAGCTTGAGCAGTATCTCCCTCCGGTTGGTACTACTCCTGGCATTCCTCGAATTATCACTGATCATGACATTTCCACTGATACTACCTTTACTCTTACCCTAGCTGCTGGAGTCTACAGCCTGACAGTTTCAGGTGGAACGCTTCTCTCCGCTAATGAGGCAGAGGCAGCTCGTCTCGGTCTTGCATACAATCCTCATGTAGCATACCTTCCTGGAGGCAAGTCTGACTTTGATCTTGGATTGCTTGCTATCGGGACTGGGACTCCCAATATGCCTGGTCCTACTCCTGTTAATCCTATAGTAAATCCTACTCCGAGTCCTACTCCTACTCCTTTCCCAGCTGATCCTAAGCCAGCAGATCCTAAGCCAACAGTAAATCCCCTGAAGAAGTAAAATGTCAGTCTACACTATTTCTCCAGGTGTGATCACCAACATGCTCGTCGGTGTAGTCTATGCTCTTCCAGTGTCACGATGTCTCCTCGCTAAAGGAGGCGCAGGGACACTGGAGATGAGTATGGACGGAACTACCTTCGCGGCAGTTACCCTGACTAATAATCAGATGGAAGCTGCTGGAGGATTTCTTCGTACTACTGGCTCTGCATCCTCAGTGGTATGCAAGAACTGAAAGATGATCCCTACTTAGACGAGCTAGAGAGTGAAGCTCGTATAATTGGGGATAAGCTTCTAGCTAAAGATGAAGGCTGGAGACCGAATCTAAAGCAGGAACCTTTCCTCCAATTACCTATTACTATCAAAGAAGCCTTCTACGGTGGAGGAGCAGGATCAGGCAAGTCAGATGTACTACTTTATTACGCACTCGTCTGGGGCTGGTATCTTAATCCACGGTTTAAGCAAGTCTTCATGCGGAGAACATTTCCTGAACTCCGAAATGAGATTGTTCCTAGATCGAGAGAAATTTATCGAAGATTTGGCGCAACGTTTAATAAGTCAGATATGGCCTGGACATTCCCCCGAATTGATCAGCATGGGGGAACAGGGCTCACCAATGACGGCGCGATCATTTTCCTAGGTCATTGTGAGAACGAAGAAGATGTCCATAAGTATGACTCGATGGAAATTAACCTCTACACACCCGACGAACTTACCTCTTTCACACGAGATATGTATGAATATATCGGACTCCAGCGTGTTAGAAGCTCTGATCCAGGACTCCCAGAAATCATTAGAGCGGCAGGGATGCCAGGCGGAGTTGGTCATACTTGGGTCAATCAACGTTTCGTCAAGCCATATCCTCTCGGGGGAAAGATCCTCGTTGGTCGTGCTGGACTCAAAAGAATATTCATCCACGCTACGCAAGCTGATAACCCTCACGGGTCTAAAACCTACCAGTTTTCTCTAGCAGCTATCTCTAATGAAGCCGAGCGGAAAGCTAAACTCTATGGAGATTTCGATGCTTATCTCGGGCAGGTATTCGATGAATTCCGCGATAAGCCTTACACAGGAGAGCCGGCTAATGCTCAGCACGTAGTTCCCGCTTTCCAGATCCCTAGCTACTGGCCGCGCATGATGGTTGGGGACTGGGGGATGCGGGCGATGACCTACATCCTCTACGCGGCAATATCGCCAGAGAAAAGAATCTACATCTACCGGGAGCAATACTGGAGGCAAGTTAAGATCGAAGAGTGGGCTCCTTATGTTAAAGTATTCTTGGATAAGGAAAATATCAAAACTGTTCTATTCTGCCGATCCACAGCTCAGGATAGAGGACAGGAACATACAATCCAGCAACAGATCGAAGATGCCCTTGGCATTGGAATTGAGCTATCTGCGAATACTCCTGGTTCGAGAGTTGCAGGAAAAGCCCTACTCCATGAATATCTGCGATGGAAAGAAAGACCTGTTGTTAATGGAGAGCGCCCTGCTTTTGATTCTGACTTCGCACAGAAACTATACACCGGAGTAGATCGCATGGCCTATCATAAGTATATGGCCATGTTCGCTAAAGAGGAACGGGAAGCTAATCTACCTAAGATGCAGATACTAGATTGTTGTCCAGTGCTGGTAAGCACTCTAAAAAGCTGCTCCTATGCAAAGAGTTCTAAAGAAGGAGTCCCAGCTGAGGACGTAGCAGAGTTCGATGGTGACGATCCATACGATACTTGCCGATACTTAGTAGACCGCGCTGACCGATATTTCGTAGAATCTACAGAGAAGTTCCACGCCATGCTACAGCAGGAGAAGCTGGCTATGGACTTGATAAAGGATCAGGACTATACAAAGTTCTACATGCAAGCGCGGGCATTAGAGGCTCAGAGGAAGCACTCAGCATTTAGGGGAGTCAGAAGGTTTCACTAGACTGGAAAATAGAATGAAAGTTCTTATAGCTTGTGAGTTCTCAGGAATAACCCGAAGAGCCTTTGAGGCCAGAGGGCATGACGCTTGGTCATGTGATCTTCGGAATAGTCTTGATAACTCACCAAAGCATATTAAGGATGATATCTTCAATGTAATTGATCCTAGCTTTGATCTCATGATTGCTCATCCACCCTGCACTCACTTAGCAAGCTCAGGCTCTTCTCATTTTTGGTATAAGAAGCCTTTGCAGGAACAGGCCACAGAGTTCGTAAGAAAGTTATGGGACTCCCCAATTGGCAGAATAGCTATAGAGAATCCAATAGGAGTGTTGTCAAATTCCTGGAAGAAGCCTGATCAGTTTATCCAGCCTTGGCAATTTGGTCATGAGGAATCCAAGAAGACTTGCCTTTGGCTGAAGAATCTACTCTTCCTGAAGCCGACAAAGATCATGAAGTCCCGCCACAGTAGAATCAACAAAATAGGAACTCGAACGCGGAATGGAGAAATTCTCCGCTCAATGTCCTATACTGGCATCGCGGAAGCTATGGCATTCCAATGGGATCCTGTTGAGATGAAAAAGGAATGCTACTACATAGCTACTGGAAAGAGATTAGAGTAAAGTCATGAAAGAACTTATCTACCACTACTTCGGCCTGAAGTTCATCAAGTGTCATGAGTGTGAAACTTTGAAGAGCTTCATGGAGCAGGAAAGAGAAGATCATAAAGTTATTCTAGAGGAAGAGAGAAGGCATAATAACCTGCTTCTAGAGGAAGAGAAGAGGGTTAACAAAAGATTACTTGATGAGCTTATCGAAGCTTTGAAACCTAAACCAATTCCTGAAGCTGCTAGACCTGAGATGCCAGTGAACATGAAGATCCCCATGAGCCTAGCTAACATGCGAAGGAAGCTAGAGTATGAGGATTATGTTAGGTCTCAGCAGAAGATAAATGAACAGCACACGGCGGATCTGGAAAAGAAGCTAGGGATCTCAGATGAGAAGGTATCAGTAAATGAAGGCTGAAGATCCCGATCTGCCGTCCGACAGGATTCAAGAGGCTCTACGAGCCCTCTGTCAGCATTTCGATCAGGAGGATGAGTCCGTCCGTGAGAGGATGATTCGAGAGTACAGGAGAAATAAGTTCTACTGGGACGGCTTCACGAATATTTTCTGGAGTCAGACCAATCACGATTACCGGATGATGGACTCCTACATCGACGGTGATAAGTACGATACCTCGTACTACGACAAGCGAATTAATATCTACCAGGCTTATCTAGAATCCATCATCGCGGCAATGTCTGCAAGCATACCTGGAATCAAGGCTTATCCAGATGATGCTGAGAATCCAAACGACATCACTACCGCGAAGGCCTGTGACAAGATCTATGAACTCCTGAAGAAAGTAATCAACGGGGATCTGAAGTGGCTGACGATCCTGTTTATCCTCGTTACTGAAGGAATGGTAGCGGCGAAGATCTGCAAGAAGACAGATAAGAAATACGGAACTACGAAGCAGCCAATCTATCAGGACTACGAGGATGAGTCTTTCATCTGTCCAAGCTGCAATGCGAGCATAACGACGCTACCAGAACCTACATTTAATGATCCTAACATGATGCAGGATCAGGAGATGGGACAGATGCCCCCTGATATGATGCAGGATCCTATGATGCAAGAGCAGATGGGGGAGATGCAGGATCCCTAGATGGTGGATCAAGGCATGGATCCTTCAATGATGGGAATTCCCGGCGCCGCAGGCGCGGAAATGAATCCTGGAATGTCAGGAGGAATGCCCCCTCAACAAGCTCAAATTTACTGTCCAGAATGCGATGCCCCAATAGATCCATCAATTGAGAAGACGAAAGTTCTCCTTCGTAGAATATCACATTACGAAGAGTCTCCTAAGTCTCAGATAGACATTGAAGTATTCGGTGGACTCTACGTTAAGATTCCAATCTACGCTAGGAATCAAGAGGAGATGCCGTATCTCCGCTATACCTATGAAACGCACTACTCCAATGTAAGGAAGGAATACCCACACATCAGGGACAAGTTCAGTGAGGGATATTCCAGTGCAGGATTCGGAGAACCCTATGAGAAGTGGGGAAGACTCTCCACGCAATATTTGGGAGACTATCCTACAAATACCCTGACCTGCTCTCACTACTGGTTTAGACCAGAAACCTACTACACCTTGAGAGATGATGATCTTACGAAGGAACTTGAAGAGCTCTTTCCTGATGGCTGCTGCGTCACACTCATTGAGGATCAGTTCGCAGGAGTCACAGGAGCGAAGCTCGATGATGAGTGGGTGATTACAAAGAATCCACTGTCAGATTACGTCACGTTCCAGCCGATGGGAACGAAGATGATTGATGTTCAGGATATCAGCAATGAACTCCTGAGCCTCACTCTCCAGACTATTGAGCACGGGATTCCACAGACTTTTGCAGATCCGAATGTCCTGGACTTTACAGCATACGGCCAGACTAGTGTCTCCCCAGGTATGCTCTACCCGGCAGTTCCCAAGGGCGGGAAGTCCATGGGAGATGCTTTCTATGAGGTGAAGACCGCCACTCTCAGCGCGGAAGTTTTGCCATTTGGTCAATCTGTACAGAGTCTAGGTCAGCTTGCAGTAGGTGCTCTGCCGTCACTTTTCGGTGGAGCGGACATGAGCGGATCTAAGACAGCATCTCAGTATTCCATGAGCAGGAATCAGGCAATGCAGCGCCTACAGAACTCATGGAAGATGCTCACAGTATTTTGGAAAGATATCTTCACTCTTGCTATTCCAGCTTATATGGAGTGCGTGACTGAAGATGAGAAGTTTGTGAAGAAGGATCCTAATGGATCATTCATCAATGTATTCATCAGGAAAGTAGAACTCGAAGGAAAGATAGGTTCTATTGAGCTAGAGGGAGCAGAGAATCTGCCCTCCACTTGGATGCAGAAGAAGGATACAATCATGCAGTTCCTACAGGCAGCGAATCCTGTAGTGATGCAGGCTATGATTGATCCTATTAATCTACCTATCATAGCTGAGTCTGTTGGTCTAGGTTCCCTTTCCCTCCCTGGAGTAGATGACAGGACAAAGCAGTATGAGGAGATTGGAGTCCTAATAAGCAGTGCTCCAATCATGATGCCCGCGCCGGACCCAATGCAGATGATTGAGCAGGGAATGGATCCCACGATGATGGATCCTTCAATGCTTATGCCTCAGGAGATGCCCTCTGTGGAGCCTGAGCCGGAAGTGGATATGCATCAGGTCCACATACAGATCTGCAAGAGCTGGCTCGTTGGTGATGCGGGCAGGCTAGCGAAGATAGAGAATCCTGACGGATACAGGAATGTCCTTCTGCATTTCAAGATGCACAAGGAGATGGAACAGCAAGAGATGATGCAACAGGCCATGATGGGAATGCCGCCTCCTGGGCCTGGAGCAGAAGGGCCAGAGGGTCCACCACAAAATGATACTGCGGCAGCTCCAGTAAAGACAGGAAACGCTAATGGCTGAAGATCAGATCACAGAGCCAGGTCCGCAGAACGCGGAAGATATTCTCGACATTCTTAACCAAGGGGATGACGATGCCAGCTCAGAGGAATCTCCTGCACAGCTTGAAGACGAAGGAGAAGTTGAAGAAGGAGAAGGAACTGAAGAAGAAGAATCAGGGGAGGATCTTGATCAAATCGGAGAGGAAAAGCTAGACCTCAAGCCGGAGTCTGAAGTAGAGGATTCAGGTTTTCTCAGTTTCAACAAGAAAAAGCTCCTGAGCAAATATCCTACCATCCTCAAGGAGTTCCCAGCTCTCGAGCGCGGAATCTACATTACCCGTGCTTATCAGAAGGAATTCCCGACTGTAGCAGATGCTAAGGAAGCCTCAGCTAAGCTTGAGAATTATGAAGAGCATCTCGCTTCACTCGATGGAGGAAGTACCGCTCCCATTCTAAAGGAAATTAAGGAGAAGAATCCTGAAGGCTTTACTAGGGTAGTTGATAATTACCTGGCTAATCTCAAGGACGTTGATGAGCCAGCTTACTATCACATCATAACGAACATCGTTAGTGATGGCATCATTGGATTCTTCGAGGCCGGAAGATCAGTAGGCAACGAAGATATAATGGAAGCCGCCAAGATGTTTAAGGCTTGGATGTTTGGGGAGACTCCAATTGCCCCCTCAAGACCTTTCAAGGCTAAGACACCAGAGAAGAATGAGATTGATGAGGAACGGAAAAAGTGGAACACTGAGCAGCTGACCAGTGTCCAGTCCTCAGTAATGGATAAGGTCAGCACAGTATACACAAATACGATCAAAGCTAACATTGATCCTAAGGATCAGATGACGCCGTTTGCTAAGAAAGCAGCGGTGAAGGAAGCTCACGATCTTCTGATGAAGATGATTGACAAGGATACACAGTTCCAATCAATCGTCAAGAAGATGTGGGACAAGTCAAAGGATACCAAGTATTCTGCCGAGAGTCAGGCTAGGATACGCTCAGCATTCGATTCTAAAGGGAAGGCACTCATTCCTACAATCATCCGGAAGGTCAGAGCAGAGGCATTATCCGGAGCCTCAAGGAGTGAGGGAGTTCCCAGAACGAAAACGTTACCACGATCCGGGGGATCATCCCGTTCCACAGGGAATTTTAAGAAGGTGGATTCTCAAAATCAGAACGGAACTAGAAAGTCCACGTTGGACATTCTGAACGAAGACTAGAAACTGATTGAGGATCAATCATGGCACAAACAGAAACCCAGGTAGTCGCTACGGAACTCGAAAGAGTT